ATGAGCAAACCCAAAGACCCCGCACGCGAAATCCGCGCGCAGACCGAAAAGGTGGTGCAGGTGGGGCTGAAACGGCTGGAGAGCATTCTGACCGACCCTGAAACCTCCAACGCCGATGTATTCAAGGGCGTAGCGCTGCTCTTTGAACGCATCTATCAGCGCGAAAGCGGCGATAATCCGCTGGGCGATTTTGAAATCCGCCTCAAATCATCATGAGACGGCTCATTCTGCCGCGGGAAGCGCTCAATTCCTGCTATCTGCCCTACCTTGACGCGCCGCAGCGCTACCAGATTTTTTTCGGCGGCGCATCGTCTGGCAAAAGCTGCTTTCTGGCCACACGCCTGGTGCTGGATACGCTCTCCGGCCGCAATACGCTCATCGTGCGCGCCGTAGCCAAGACACTGCGCACCAGCTGCTGGAACGAAGTGCAAAAGGCCATGTCGCATTTGGGGCTTTCCGGCTGCTTTCAGTCAAACCGCACGGACATGACCGTCACCGCCCGCAACAACGGCGCGCAGATGATCTTTGCGGGGCTGGACGACGTGGAAAAAATCAAGTCCATCACGCCCCTGCGCGGATCGCTGACGGACGTGTGGATTGAGGAAGCCACGGAAGTGCGCTACACCGACTTTAAGCAGCTGGACAAGCGATTGCGCGGCCAGACGCGCCACGTCAAGCGCATGACGCTCTCCTTCAACCCCGTGTACAAAACGCACTGGCTGTACAGGGAGTTTTTCGCGCAGTGGGATGAAAACAAAAACGCGCTGACGCTGCCCCATCTGAGCATTCTCAAAACCACGTACCGCGACAATCGCTTTCTAACCGACGACGACCGCGCGGCGCTGGAAAACGAGATAGATCCCTATTATCACGCGGTGTACACGCTGGGCGACTGGGGAATGCTGGGCGAAAACATCTTCACCCGCTGGCACGCAGAGGATTTGAGCGCCATGCAGATCGAAAAAAGCCTGTACGGGCTGGACTTTGGCTTTGCGCAGGATCCCTGCGCCTGCGTGCGCTGCGCTTACGACAGGGCGCGCAAGCGCGTGTATGTGCTGGACGAAATGTACATGAAGGGCCTGACCAACGACCGCCTGGCGGAGCAGCTGCATCGTTTCGCGCCAAACGCTTACGTCATCTGCGACAGCGCCGAGCCCAAGAGCATTGCCGACCTCAAGCGCTTTGGCGTATCGGCCTTGCCCGCCCGCAAAGGCCCCGACAGCCTGATGCACGGCATTCAGTGGCTGCGCGCGCAGGAAATCGTAGTGGATACGCGCTGCGAAAACATGAAGCGTGAACTGACGCTGTACCAGTGGAAGCGCGATCGCGACGGAAACGCCATTCGTGAACCGCAGGACCGCGACAACCACCTGATTGACGCGCTGCGCTATGCGTTGGAAGGCGAAATGAACGCGCGCTACGCCGCTGTGCAGGCAAGGCCGACGTGGTAACAGCAACAAAAAACAAGGAGAAACCATGATCAAACGAAGCAAATCTTTCTTGCAGGGCGCGCTGCCCTCGGCGGAGCTTTTGCGCGGCGTGCTGCGCGAGCATGCCCGCAACGCTGCGCGACTTCAGCGCCTGCAGGCCTACTACGAGGGCCGGCACGATGTGACGCGCCGTGAGCGCCGCAAGGGGCTGCCCAATTCGCGCATCCCGCACGGCTATCCGGCCTACATCAGCGACATGGCGGCGGGCTATCTCATCGGCACGCCCATTCGCTATGAATACGACGACGCGCAGGCGATTTCGCCTTTTCTTTCGGCGCTCAAGGAAAGCGATACCCAGTCGCTGGACGCCGAGCTTGCCACCCATCAAAGCGTGTTCGGCCGCGCGGTGGAGCTGATTTACGCCGATGAAAATGCGCGTCCGCGCTGCGTGGCGCTTGACCCGCGCGACGCTTTTGTCGTCTATAGCGATGACGAATGCGCGCAGCCGCTCTTTGGCGTATACCTGCGTCCCGAATACGACGTGCGCGGCAGCCGCGTGGGCCTGCGAGTCACGGTATATACCGATCAGGTCATTGCCCGCTACCGCTGCGCGCAGGCAGCCAGCATTCGCGAACCCCTCGACGTGACGCCCCATTATTTTGGCGCGCTGCCTATGACGGAATACTGGAACAACGCGCACGAAACGGGCGATTTTGAGCGCGTGCTGCCGCTGATTGACGCGTACGATCTGCTGCAGAGCGACCGCGTGAACGACAAGCAGCAGTTTGCAGACGCGCTGCTGGTGCTTACCGGCGTAATGGGCATCGCCGCGCCCGAGGAGGGCGATGACCGTAGCCCGGGCGACAGGCTGCGCCAGGACAAAACGCTGTCGCTGCCCGACAGCACCGCCCGCGTGGAATGGCTGACCAAGGAGACCCGGGAAGACGACACTGACGTTTTGCGCCGCGCGCTGCAAAGCGATATCCACAAGTTTTCCATGGTGCCTGACCTGACGGACGCGCATTTCGCGGGCAATCTCAGCGGCGTGGCCATGCGCTATAAGCTGCTGGGCCTGGAACAGCTCACCAGCGTCAAGGAGCGCTATTTCCGCGAAGGCCTGCGCAGCCGCGTGAAGCTGATTGCGCGCTATCTGTCGCTGCTTGGCGCGCAGGAGATCGACGCGCATCAGGTGCGCTTTATCTTCACACGTTCTCTCCCTGTCAACGATGTGGAGCAGGCGCAGATTGTGCAGAGCCTGCACGGCATCGTGCCGGACGAAAGCCTGCTTGGGCAGCTTTCCTTCCTGCGTGACCGGGTGTAAAGGAGGGATTTCATGCATTTTACCCCTTTTTACGCACCCGAGGACAACGATCAGGAAGCGCCGCGCAGCTATTCGCAGGAAGAAATGGAGCAGCTGCTTGCCGCCCAGCTGCAAACGCAGCGTGAAAGCTACGAAAGCGCTCTGAACGCCGAAAAAGCTGCCCGCGCGCAGGCTGAAAGCGCGCTGCGCAGCCATGAAATGCGCGAAATGGCGCAATCCGCCCTGCGCGAACGCGGCTTGCCCGAAGCGCTGATTCCCATGCTCGACCTGTCGGGCGAAGAAATGCTTGCGCAGTCTCTCCAGTCCGCCGAAAGCGCTTTCCGCGCAGCGCTGGAAGACGGCGTGCGCGCGCGTCTTTGCGGCGCCGCGCCCAGCGCTGTCCCGCTGGAAAAGCCGCGCAAAGCCAAACCCCTTTCCTACCGACAGGCCGCCGATCTTTACAAATCCGACCGCGCGGCCTATGACAAACAATTTGGAGGTATGTGATTATGTCTACTACGCTCACCAACAACCTGATCATCCCCGAAGTCGTTTCCTCCCTGATTGACTCCAATCTGGGCGACGGCATTACCCTGCTGCCTCTGGCCGAAATGGACGACACCCTCGTCGGTCAGCCCGGCGACACCCTCAAGTTCCCCGTCTTCGCCTACATCGGCAAGGCTTCCGTCGTAGCGGAAAACGGCCAGATCATCCCCGGCCAGCTGACCGCCAGCATGAAGTCCGTCACCGTGCAGAAGTATGCCAAGGCCATTTCCATCAGCGATGAGGCTCGCCTGTCGGGCTACGGCGACCCTGTGGGCGAGGGCAGCCGCCAACTGGCCCACGCGCTGGATCACGCGGTGGATGACGACCTGTTCCAGTGCCTCAACGATGTGGGCGTGGCCCGCAAGTTCGTTTCCGGCGACATTTGCGCCGACGTCATCGCCGACGCGCTGACGCTCTTTGGCGAAGACGTAGAAGGCGGCAAGGTCTTCCTCACCGACGCCAAGGGCCTGGCTGCCCTTCGCAAGGATCCCGACTTTGTGGGTCGCGGCGACATGGGCGAAGAATTGGTCATGCACGGCGCCAAGGGCGAAGTGTGGGGCTGCGAAATCGTCATTTCCAACAAGGTGCGCGACAACGCCAAGGTGAAGGAGAAGAATTACTTCATCGTCAAGCCCGGCGCGCTGCGTCTGGTCAACAAGCAGGGCGCGCTGGTGGAAATTCAGCGCGAGCCCGAATACATGCGCGACAACATTTTCGCTTCCCTGCACTGCGTGCCTTACCTGTATGACGCCAGCAAGGTCATCGCCATCACCCAGTTTACGGGCCTTGAGGATATGACCGAGCGCGCCAAGAAGGAGGGGTTTAAGGCCACGGCGGGCACGGGCGGCATGTATGTGCATATCCCCGAAACCTGGACTGCGTCCGCAGGCTACAGCTGGGTGGCCGTGATCAACAGCGCTTCCGCTGCGCTGGGCGAATACGGCACGGCCTTTACGCAGGGCGCTGCGTGGAAAAACAGCGAAACGCTGCTGAGCGGCACGGGCGCTTATTGTCATCTGCTGCTGCTTGACGGCGACAAAAAGCCCGTCAAGACGCTCACCCTGCAGGCCGAATAAGGAGGCGCGATATGACGCTTTCCGATATGCTCGCGCGCATCAAGCGACGGCTGAAGATTTCAAGCAACGTGCAGGATGAGCTCCTGAACGACCTGCTCGCCGATGCGCACGCGCTGATGCTCGCCTATATGAATCGCACGTCGCTGCCGGAACCTTTGTGCCTCGCGCAGTGCCAGCTGGCCTGCATCCTCTATAACCGCCTGGGTATGGAGGGCGAAAAGAGCCGCAGCGAGGGCGAGGTCACCATGACGGTGGACACGCTGCCTGAGGAAATTATCAGCCAACTGCGCCCCTACCGGCTTTGCAGGGCGGTGATCATGTGAATATGCATCACCGCAGCGCGCTATACGTGCGCATTGCCCGCCCTGCGCCCATTGAGGATGGGCTGCATTCCCTGCGCGAGGGCTTTGCCGCGCCGCATCAGACGCTCTCCGCCCGCATTTCGCCAAGGTCCGGCAAAGTTTCGCTGCAGGCAAACGGCCTGACGGTCAAGGAAGGCCTCCTGCTGCTTTTGCCGCCCTGCGCGGACATTGCGCCCGCCGACGGCGTATGGCTGAATGACGAAAGCGCCCCCGCCTTCCGCTGCGTGCGCGTGCAGCGCTATCCCTTGCACACAGAAGCGCTGCTCGAAAGGCGCGCGATATGACGGCGCTTTCACGCTGCAAAGCGCAGCTGGAAAAGCGCATGCTCTCCGCCGTGACGCAGGCCGCCGCGCAGGCTGCCGCTCACGCCCGCAGCATCGCGCCCGTGGGAGACGGAAAAGACGGCGGACACTTGCGCGACTGTATTTCCAGCCGCGTGCAGGCAGGAGGCGGCGTCGTACAGGGCGAAGTCGCCGCCGACAATCCGCATGCGCTGTATGTGGAAATGGGCACAAGCCGCATGGCCGCGCAGCCTTACCTCAGGCCCGCCCTGCAAATGCAAAAGGCGCGCTTTGTGCAAGCACTCAAACGTATTTTTTAGCTTTGTATCCCTTTTCCCGGCGGCCCCTGCGGGCCGCCCTTTTTTGTACCCGAAAGGAGGTTTTTCTTGATCGATTTTCTGCTGGATATCCATGCAGCGCTGGCTGAAACCGGCGTTCCCGTGCATACGCCAAGACCCGCTGCCTTTGCGCAGCTGCCCTGCATCCTGCTGAGCGAAACGGCCAATGAGGTCTTTGCCAGCGCGGATGCTCTGCCCCATCTGCACGAGGTGGAATACACCCTGGAAAGCTGGGCGGCGTCGCTTGAGAGGACGCACGCGCTCGCAGCGCAGATCGATGAAAAGCTCACGGCCCTTGGTTTTCGCCGCACATACTGCTGCGACCTGTTTGACGACGGCACGCAGGCGCATCGCCGCGTCATGCGCTACCGCGCGCTGTATGACAATCACTGCATTCTCACCCAATAAGGAGGTTCTTTTATGGCTACCAAATCGCTTGGCACTGTGTTTTCCCTGAATGACGTCGTCATCGGCAAGCTCTCCTCCATCAGCGAAATTGCCTGCGACAGCGACATGATCGACATTACGACCCTGGAGCACACCGACGGCTGCCGCCATTACATGCAGGGCGCAAAGGACGCGGGCGAGGTGCGCCTGACAGGCTTTCATGAAAAGTCTGACGCCGGTCAGGCTGTGCTGCGCGCCCTGTATGACAGCGGAGAAGAGGCTGCCGCCGTCATCGCCTTTCCCGACGGCATGCGCGCCGCTTTGCCCGTTATCGTCAAATCCCATGCGCTGGGTGCGGCGCAGGTGGACGGCGCCATCGGCTTTACCTGCGTGCTCAAGGTCACGGGCAAGGTGACGATCGCCTGATGATCTATCTCGAAATCGGTTCGCGCGCCTATCCCCTGCGCTTCACCGCCCGCTCCCTTTTGCGCGCCCGGGAGCGCGGCGGCAGGAAAGGCGGCCCGCTCCTTGGCGAAGGGCTTGAGGACACGGCCCTCATGCTATACGCCGCGCTTTCAGACGCTGTGCCGCATTTAACGCTTAGACAGGCGCAGTCCATCCTGCATTCCTTTGCCGATTCCCGTGAAAAGATGGACGCTCTGCTCGATTCTCTGGCTCGCGCCTATGACGAAAGCGGCTTTCCCGGCGACGGCGTCACGTCCGAGGGCTTTGACAAGCTCCTCAACGCCGCCGCCAACGCGGGCATGGAAAACACCTATCGACTGTATGACCTCACCTATGCCGAAATCGTGCGCGAGCTCAACGCCTACCTCGCCCGTGAACGCCTGCGCCGTGGTCTGTCCTGCGCAGCCATGACGGACGAGGCCATGCAGCATTTGATCACATCCATGATAAGGAGGGATGACGATGCCCACCATTGACACCCTGGCCGTGCGCTTTGAAGCGGATGCACAGGCGCTGTTTCAAAGCCTGGACACGCTGGAAATGCGCCTTTCCGCCCTGCGCGAGGGGCGCGTACACACGCTGCCCGCTATGAGCGATATCAGCATGCAGCTGACCGTGACGGCGGACGAAGCCATTTCCCGCGCGCTGCAGGGCGCAGGCGAAACGCTCAAAAACGCCGTCCTCAGCCATGAAGCGCAGTTTTCCGCCGCCCTGCAGAGCGCGCAGCAGGCCATGGCCGCCGCGCTGCAAAGCGCTGTCAGCCGCCTGACTGACAGCATTCAAATCACCGTACCCGTCACGATCAACTCTCAGCGCGTAGCCACCGCCACGGCAAAAACCCTTGACCAGCGCGCGCTCACCAGCGGCCTCATGTACCGGTAAAGGAGGACTCCCATGGCCATTTTAACACTCAACGGCGCTGAAATGCCCGCGCCCGCCACGCTGAATATCCACATGGAGGACGCGGGCGCAGCCGTGCAGCGCGCGCTCAGCGGCAAGGCGCTTTACGAGCGCGCCGCGCTCAAGCGCCGCATCGAAGCCTACTGGGCGTATCTGACAAACGACGAGATGCAGCTGCTTTTGCGTCACGCCGCGCAGGATACGCCCTGCCTGATGACCTTTCCCGATCCGCTCACAGGCGAAACCCTGGCCTTGAACGCCTATTCCGTGACCCGCCGCATGGAGCTCAAGCGCATGCGCGGCAGCCATCCTGTATGGACGGGCGTTCACGTAACGTTTGTCGAATGCTAAGAGGGGAGGCGAGATTGTGATTTCTTATCAAACCGCCATGGCCCAAAGCAGCCGGCGCACGCATATCCGCGCCACCCTCACGCTGCTGACGGGCTACGCCTATGCCCTGACGGGCAACGACATTTTGTCCTATACGCTCAACGAGGGCATATCGGGCGGCGAAATGCTCCTGGGCAGCGCCGTGAGCGCGCACGCAACCCTGACGCTTTTCAACCCCAACGGCGCATGGCAGTCGGGCGGCGAAAAGCTTGGCGAGCGCACGCTCTTTGGCGCGTCGGCCTATATCGAAATCGGCGTTGAGGCCTCCGGCAGCGTCTTATACGAGCCCGCCGGTACCTTCATCGTCAGTAATATCCGGATCGCCGAGGGCGAAAACACCATCACCCTGTCCGGCTATGACCGGCTGGTACACAGCTTTTCCCCCGCGTTTGCCGATACCCTGACCTATCCCTGCACGGTCAAACATATTTTTGACGCCATCGTGCAGCAGGCGGGCCTCGTTTGCAGCGGCACGCCCGCATGCAACGCAGATGTTCTCATCGCGCAGCGCCCAGACTGGGGCGATGGCTGCACGCTGCGCCGCGCACTTTCCTTTGCCGCCGGGGCAATGGGCTGCTTTGTGCGCCTCAACCGCCAGGGCACGCTCATGCTTTTGCCCGCCAATCCGCAGACCAGCGAGCGCGCGCTCGATCAGGACCAGCTGTTGTCGCTTTCCGTCGCGCCGGGGGCCTTCTGCTTTAACCGCGTGCGCATCGTGCCGCGCGGCGCGCAAAGCGGGGAATACACCGAGGCTGCGCTCGATCCCCTGCTGCCCCCGGGCGCGGATAACCTCATCATACTGGAGGACAACGCGCTTTTCCGCGCGGGCGCCATAGAGCTCCCGCAGCTCGCCCAGGGGCTGTGCACAGCGCTCAAAAACCTCACCATCACGCCCTTTCAGGCGCAGATTTCCGGCGACCCGACGCTTGAAATCGGCACGCCGCTGCTGTTGAGCGGCCTGACGGGCCAGGCGTATTTTTCGCTCCTTTTCAGCCAGACGCTGAGCTATCAAAAGGGCTTGACCAGCGAAATTGCCTGCGAAGCCGACACCAGCGGCATTGCGCTTCCGCGCGTGCTGACGTCAGGCGGCATGCTCTCCTCCTGCGCGCTGAGCGAAGGGATCATCGCCTCCCGCCACATCAAGGCCGGGAGCGTCGACGCGGAAAAGATCACGGCCCGCAGCATCACCGCCGAGCACATCGCCCTGGGCGCGCTCACGTCGGAGAGCGGCGTAATCGGCGATCTGTCTGCCGATCTTGTCACCAGCGGAAAGCTGAACACCGACCGACTGATTGTGGGCGGCACAGAGTTTTCCATCGTGCGCGCGCTCAATCAGCTGGCCAACAGCTTAAGCCAAAACGACGACACCATCGACGGCAATATCCTCAGTGACAAATCCATCAGCGCGATCAAGGTTACCGATGACTTCGGC